TAGGATGGCATACGAGGCTCATACAGGCACTTTTGTAAAGGAGGAGGGGTTCGTAGACCATCCCACGATAGAAGGCTTTGGATGCTCTCCTGATGGCATTGTAGGGGAAGGTCTCATTGAGATTAAATGTCCGAATACGGCTAACCATATCGAGACAGTCTTGGAGAACAAAGCTCCAAGTAAATACATCCCACAAATGCAATGTCAGATGGCTTGTACAGGTGCGAAATGGTGCGACTTTGTATCATTCGATCCAAGGCTACCAGAGGACTTGCAGTTGTTAGTAGTACGAGTCGAGAGGGATCAGGAGTATATCGACTTGATGGAAGTAGAAGTAAAGCAGTTTTTAAGCGAGGTCTTAGACCTATTTAACCAACTAAAAGCGAGGCAGAAATGACCTATGAGATGAAAGATGGCAGCTTTAGTCTATTTAAGAACGACAAAAAGCTCACAGAGAAACACCCTGATTTTAAGGGGTCGATTAAGATTAACGGAGTAGAGCATTGGTTTGATGCCTGGACTAAAGAAGGCAAGAATGGGAAGTTTATATCGGGTCGTATTGGTGATCCGAAACACAAAGGATTTACTCCCAAGGGTGATGATGAGATGCCCAAGGTCAAAGACGATGATTTTGCTTTCTAGGAGAAAACCATGAAAAAGATTGCTATAGGATTGTTAACATATATGTTAATAGGTAGTGCGTATGCTTGTCAGACCACTACAATTATTAGTGGCGATAAAATTACAGTTTGCACTATTTGTGGAACAGTAGTTAGCTGTATGTAATCCCCGATGAGATCGGCATTAGTGGCGCAATGCCACACCCTTTCAAGGAGTGCCACCCCCCTTCCGATCAGGGTGGCTTAGATACTGTATGACCTTCCAAAACGACCTACAGAGGGGTTTGGAAATAGAGGAAAGGGTCTTGGCTATCCTACAGAAGAAATACCCTTGTGCGACCCTTGTAAACGCTTTTAAGGGGTACGATATATGGATACCAGAGATCAATAAGGCTGTAGAGGTGAAGTTTGACCCGATGAGCCAAAGAACTGGCAATATTGTGGTCGAGATAGAGATGTATGGGAGAGACTCAGGGTTAATGTCTACCCAAGCTGATTATTGGGTTTTCTACGATGGGCAGATGTTTGTGCTTATGCCGGTCAAGCACATATTTAAGTGCATATTCCTGAGTAAACTACAGTATGTAGAATTTATAGGGGAGGGGGATAGTCAGATTAAGAAAGCATTTTTAGTAGATAAGAACACCCTGTTTAAGTACGGAAAGATTCTATGATAGGTACAAAGCCATTTCGTCTTTGCGCCTATTTGTAAGCCCTTTTAATTCTTTACCACCGGCTTTATTCCACTTTAGAAACTCCTCGGCAGCAGACTCAAACTCACCCCTATTGTGTTTCATCCGAAGGGTAGAATTTTGGAGATTACCGAGTCCAACATTGAAGGCGAAAGACACAAGTGCGCCAAACCGACCAGTAGTAAGCCCACTAGGACATAATCGTTGTACTCCGCTTTCAAACCGCGCCAAATCCTCTGCCAGTAGTTTGTCCACCTCCTCCATAGAGAAAGTTCTGTTCCATCCATCTGGGATTGGTAAGTTTTTTCGTTCTTCAAGTTTCACCTTTATATGGTTAGGGTCGATAACTCTCCCGACTCCTACAGTCCAAAGTAAAGCTGGACATCGATAAGGAGTAGTTCTGACCCCCTCGTGGTGCTTAATCATCTCAATGACTTTATGGTCAATCATTTCTTAGCAAAGGCTTGCGTACCGAACCAAAAGGCAATAATAGAGGCTAGGATCTGCATCTCGTCTGCATCAAACACCAAAGGGATAGCCTCGGCAAACGCTGCACCGCTAGACCAAGCCCACCAGATAGAGGCAATGTCTACAATGATTAGTAGTAAAACGAATAGGTAGGTAACGACAGGGCGTACAGAGGCTCGTAGGTTAATGATCCATTGGCTTGCACCCTTACCGATTTCTATATCGTGTTGGTACATGGCTGTGCGTTCTTGTGCTTGGGTCTGCATCTGTACTTGATCGGTACGAATCTCCTCAACCCTAGCCTGTGCTGCGTAACCTCTTTCTAGCATCTGGAGTTCTCGTTCCGTTTGCATACGAGCTAGTTCTAATTCGTGAGACTTATCGGATTTGTCTTGGAAGAAGTCTAAGAGTTTAGGTAGTCCACCCATTAGGAAGGACAAGGCTGTAGAGATTAGTGTAAACATTATTTACCCTTTATGACCCCAAGTAAGATACCAGGCAACGATTGCAGCCAACGCATAGCACATCCACATAACTCTACGCACTTCTGCCAAATCTTTTCTAAATTCATTTTCTATTTCCTTCTCTTGTTTTTCAATCTTTGCTTTAATGGTTTCTACTTCTGACCATCGTTTTTGACCATGATGTTTCACAAAGTCTTTCTTGACCTGTTCTTCTTTTATTCTTACATCTTCTTGTTTTTGCCATTGCATCATGGCTCGTTTGAAATACTGCTCTTTTACTACTTCTACTTCTCTGATCTGCCTTCTGCGTTCTAAGGCTTTTTGTTGTGCTACCGAGGCTGCTTCTTTTTGGACATCCTCGATAGATGATCCGATAGCCTTGCCTGCTTCTTTGCCTGTCTTTACGCTTTCGCTAAATGACTTTGCACCCTCTAAAAACCCAAATTGATCGGACATAGTTCATAGGCTTAATTTAATTTCAAAACAAGAGAAAGTAGAATAGCAATAATAAAGGCAGTAGAACCCATTAGGATCTGTTCTAAGCGTTTTAGCCTAGCATTGATACCTATATAGCGTTCAGCACAGACAGCCTCGTGAGCAGACAAGGCTGCCTCGTTTTTATCTATTGTTGCCATTATTTATCCGATGGGAAAGACATATCCAAAGCAATCAGTTGCTCTACAGTTGTAACCGCAGTAATGCTTGCTTCTAACTCGGTAGCCTTGGTTACTACGCTTGCACGATAAGTAGCGACAGAGCTAGGAATATCTACATTGCGTTCAGCTTTGCGGATTACCATCCAATCAGTTTGAGCAAGAATAGTTCCAGCCGTATATTTGATTTGGGATATAAAGTTAGACTTTAATCCTTTGGTTACTAATCTTTCTGTAGAATCAACCATTGCTGGCTGTCCATTTACTGTGCCTAATACTTTGACATACATGGGATTACCATCTTGGTCTACTTCTAATTTATCCTCTAGTGCTTTAGGATTGTTGATGTTGCCATCCCAATAGAATCTGTCGTCATATCTAACAGCATCAGCTTCCCATGTCATACCAATATTGGCTTTATCTTCTTCTGTTGCTAGACGAATCCAGTTAGCTGGGTATTGAATGTCATTGTGTGTAAATGGTGTATCCAGTTGGATAGTCTTAGTTCCGAGTTTAAAAGGCATAATAGTTCCTATCGTGCGTTGCTAAATTTCAGGGGTGTTTCGGCAAATGCCATGTAAATTACAGTTACTCCAGAGCCATTGTCGGAGTTATCTGAGTTTCTAATTTTAAAGCCATTAGATAACAAATCAATTCCAGCAGCATTGTAGTCAGATTCTGCAAGTGAACTTTGAGCATATAACAAACCAGCATCGCCATTAGCGGAAATAATTCGCTTGTTATCCCACATATACCAATCACCAGAACCGCTTGTAATTTTTGTCATTACAAATGCTGGTCTAAACCCAGTAAATATAAATGGACCATCAGTAGAACCATTCCCTGTGTATGAGCCAAATGCACTATAGCCAGCGATAGGTGCAAAGCAGTAAAAGATATGAGCATTATTGCTAAGAACTCCAGAGCCAGCAGTAAATGTTGTTGAGGTGATATTTGTGTATGCACTAGCACTAGATGCTTGTGCACCAGTTGTGTTTAACCTTATGAACGCACCTGTGCCAATAGATGCGTGGTATGTGTACCAATCATCTGCTGATGCCGTATTTTTACCAATAATCATGCTAGGCGCTACGCCAAGACCATGCCCAATAGAACCAGAAGTACCAGAAGCATTTATCTTAACAATACTAAATCCAGCAGTTGTATTAGCACTTACTGTAGATGCTATTGATGGAACATTAGGGCTTACGCTGTATTGTCCTACAGTAATGTTTGAAGTAGTGCCTGATGCTCTCCATTGCCAAGCTACATAGGTAGAAGTGTTAGCATTTAATCCTGATTCTCCACCATTAAATGAGAATCCATTATTGTTTAGGGTTGTAGTAGTACTTGTAATTGTATATTCAGAATCTGTTAAGTCTGAGAACAGAGCCTTGTTTACTCCCCGTACTGAGTCCTGCAAATAGTGGTCTGAAATTGCACTCCTTCTTTTTGTCCACAATAAATCAGGTTGCATTGAACCGCTATTAGTAATTGTGTTTGTTGAACCATTACCTGTATATAGAGTTGCATCCATATACTCATTCGCTAATTCAGCCGCAGTAGCACCAATCGTAGGAGTAGGTAAGTTAAATGTGTTTAGTCTTACAAAACCTGTTGGTG